AAATCGAATGCACCTAGAAGTGGTGGTTCGAAACCTTTTGCTGATTCATTCGTTGCTGAATCTCAAGGCAGTGGAATCAATAAATCCATCGTTATTTTTTCAAGTGAAAAAGGAAAACTAACACACTTACTTGAGTTTGGTTTCACACACCGAAGTGGTAAATATGTAGGACCAAGACCGTTCATGCGACCAGCCTACGATTTATTTACTCCAAAGATGCTAGAAGATATCAAATCAATTATTGAAAAGGGTGATGGGTAATGCAAGAAAAGTTAGAAGCTTTATATAGTACATTAAATTCAGTCATTCCTGGAAAAGTATCATATGGAACGAGAGTAGGATTAGAAAATGATCCAAACTACATTATTTATCAGGAAATAACAAATCGAGCAATTGTTTATGCAGATGACAAATCTATTGCAAAAATTGCAACTTTTCAAATCAGTTTAATTACTGAGAAGAAAGATTTGTCACTAGAAGAAAGATTAGAAGCAGCCTTATATTTTATGGGCTATGAATATGATTTATTGTCAGAGTTCGTCAATGAAGATGGATCTATCAACAGAATTTATGAAATTAAACAGGAGGTTTTTTAAATGGGTAATAAAGTAACATTTGGTTTAACAAACGTACATTACGCACTTGCAACACAGGCAGTTGATGGCAGCTGGACCTTTGCAACACCAAAAAGATTAGAAGGTGCACAAGAAATTACAACTGAAGCCATCGGGGGAAGCTCACAAGTATATGCAGATGATAAAGTCATTGCAACATTGGTATCCAATTCCGGATCGAATGTCACGCTCAAGTTTACAGAAATTGATGAAGCCTTTAAAAAAGATATCTTTGGATTCTTAGAAGATACGAATGGTAACTTAGTTGAAATACTCAATGCAGAGACAAAGACATTTGCACTTGGATATGAGATTCAAGGTGATGTTAAAGCACGTCGTATATGGTATTACTTATGCACTGCAACTCCATCAGGAGACTCAAGTAAATCAAAAGGTGATTCGATTGAAGCAAATTCGATAGAACTTAATATTACAGCAAGACCAATCGAATCTGGTAACAATCTAATTTTGAGAGTTATTGCAGGTGTAGGTGATAGTAACTATAGTACATTCTTAACGACAGCACCATCTTTACCAACGTTTGTCTAAGGAGTAAATCATGGAAAAAGTACTTAAACTTGGCGATAAGGAGTATCGTCTGCATTCATCACTATTTACGATTATTGATTATCGTAATGTATTCTCAACTGAGTTGTTTAGTGATATAAAAAAACTTGAGAAATCAAGTAGTAAAAAAGAAGAAGATCTTTCAACAGTGATTGATACGATCTTTAGGATCATCTATATACTACACAGACCATTCTACAAACAATCTTATAATGACTTCTTGATGTCGCTCGATTTCTCTCTTTTAAGCAATCAAGATGAATTAGAAAATCTGACGAATGCGATAGGTGAAATGCTCGGTACGTTTCAAAAAGGATCCACACCCCAATCAGACATCAAAAGCAAATGATGAAAATATCACAGCAAATATTATCTTTAATCTTGCTCATTTAGGAATCTCGATTGAGGATTCAAAGTGTTTTGATTTAGAGACATACTTTGAGATGGTTGAATTAGAAATGAAAGTAATTTATGGCAACAAAGGATCGAGGTATGCAAATCAAAAAGACATAGACACCTTTTTACTGTAGTTTGGTATTTTCAAACGAATGATAGCGTGGTATAATTACCATGATGTTAAGGAGGTGAATAACTAATGGAATCGGATCACGAGCGAATACAACAGGGTAATTTGAATCTGTCAATCTATATTATTTTTAATATACATTCGCACGTTGATTGCGAGAGTGTTAGTTAATCACGTTCAAATTACCTTCTAATGAGAAAAAAAATATAAATTAGGAGGAGATTAAAATGGAAAAGATATTATGTCTAATTGCTCCAAAAGGATGTGTGAGCAATGATTAGACAATATTATGAAACAAGCAAGAAACTAGAAAAAACAAACATCAATATTTTAGAAACCCAAGAACTAGCATGTGGTTCATGGATTGAAGTAACAGCACCAACAAATCATGAAGTCGAATGGTTGAAATCTAAATTAAATGTACCCACTGAGTTTTTAATGAGTGCCCTAGATGAAGAAGAAACCGCACATATTGACTCTGAAGATAATGCAAAATTAATCGTATTAGATGTGCCACTTTATGATCCAATCAAGAATAGCAAAAATTCTTATACGACAACACCTTTTGCCATTATTCATACTGAAAATCATTTAATTACGGTAAGTTCACAAGAGACCAATCTCATCAAAGACTTATTAATCAAAAATAAGAAAATTGAACCTCATAAAAAAGTCAGATTAACTCTGTTGTTTTTATATAGATTAGCCATGACCTATATTTCATTTCTAAAGAAAATAGATAGTCAAACTAAAGATGTTGAAAAAGAGTTGCATCATTCGATGAGAAATAAAGAACTTTTTGATTTGATGGAATTGAACAAATCCCTCGTATATTTTTCAACAGCTTTGAATGCCAACAAAGTTGTTGTACATAAGTTAACAAGAAGTCCTGAGTTTAAAAAATATGAGGATGATTTAGATTTGCTTGAAGATACGGAAATCGAAATTAATCAAGCAATAGAAATGTGTTCTGTTTATAGAGATATTTTGGCGGGTATGATGGATGCCTTTGCATCTATCATTTCAAACAACTTAAATATTGTAATGAAAGCATTAGCCGTTATTACAATTGTCTTATCAATACCAACACTAGTCGCTTCATTTTATGGAATGAACTTTAGCTTTATTCCACTTGCAGATGTTAAGTCAGGATTTTATACTGCTGTCATAGGAAGCTTCATTTTATCTGCAATAGGCGCATTGCTTTTATATAGATATACAAACAGGATTAAGTAGATTAAACTAACGAATAACGTTGAAACACACTGAAAGGTGTGTTTTTTTATACGCTGGAGGTGAATACTAATGGCAGAAACAGTCAAAAGTTTAAACATAAAGTTGACACTTGATGGTAAAGATCTTGAAAACGAACTTAATGGTATAAAGAAAGATCTCAAAGAACAAAATAAAGATCTTAAAGCCATTAATACTAACCTTCGTTACGATAGTTCAAATTTAGATCTTTGGAAGTCAAAACAAGATAAACTTAACAACATATTATCGACAACTAAAAAGCGACTTGACGCTCAAAATGCAGAACTTGAACAAGCTAAAAAGGCTGTTCGGATTGGCGATATGAGTCAAGAAGAGTTCAATAAACTCAAACGCAATGTACAATACACAGAAGCTGAGATATCAAAACTAAATAATGAGCTCGGTAAAACCAATGGTAAAATCAAAGAATTAAGTAATGCTAAATTTGATAAGATTGGTAAACTTGGTTCAACGCTCACAAAATCTGTAACGGTTCCTATTTTAGGAGCCGTTTCTGCTTTAACAGCCTTTTCAGTCAAAGCGGCCTATACTGCGGATGAAATTGGCGATACAGCTCAAAAGATAGGTTTAACTGCAGAAGCATTTCAAGAGTGGAATCACGTTGCTACCATTATGGGTGTATCGATAGAAAGTCTTAATAAAGGATTTATTAAAGTCAATGGTATCTTAGGTGATATAGCAACTGGAAATGCGGGCAAAGTTGTTGATAGTTTAGCTTTGATCGGATTAACTGTTGATGATCTAAAAGGCAAGAATGCTGATGAGGCATTTGAAATTATTAGTGAAGCATTAAGTAAGGTTGAAGATGAAGCCTTAAGAGTTGGTGTTGCTAATGAATTCTTTGGAGAGAAAATTGGAACTGAACTTATACCTATTCTTTCTAGTGAGATTTCTACGATTAACGACTTAAGACAGGAAGCAAGAGATCTTGGTATTGTTACTAATGAGCAAGCAGCACAAGCTGGTGAATTTACAGATGCACTAGATAGAACAAAACAAGCCCTATCAAGTTTAGGTGTGGATATCGCAACAACCATGATGCCTATTCTTCAATCTATTATTATCAAAGTAAGAGATGAAATGATACCCGTTGTGAAAGATTGGATTGCAAGGTGGAATAGCTTAGATTCTGATACCAAAAAGATGGTTGTTACATTGGTTGGACTTGTTGCTGCTGTTGGTCCAGTTCTAGCTATTATAGGTAAAGTTGGTCCACTGCTTAATATCATCGCCATGACGCTTAAGGGTGTTGGATCTGCGGGGCTTTTCGCAGGAGCAGGTATAAACTTTGCGACGCTTGGAATAGGCGCGCTAATCGCCATTTTAGCGATGGCACTATTTCAAAGTGAAGAGTTCAAAGCGCTTCTTGATAGGCTTATGGAAACCTTTATGCAGCTTTTACCACCAATACTTTCTATCGTAGATGCACTCATGACAGCACTACAACCCATACTCGATGTGATTATTGAGCTTGTTATCATGCTTGTTGATTTACTTGTTCCAATTTTAGATGTTATTTTAATGCCACTTATCATGCAAGTCGGTATGTTTGCTGAGATTTTAGAAATGTTAGCACCTCTAATTACAACACTAGGAGAGATATTACAAGCTGTCTTGGTACCGGCAATTAAAGTATTAAAAACAGTCCTGGATCCCATTTTAAAAGTTGTACAAAAAATCATCGAGTTCATTCAGAAAATATTCGAATGGATTGGAGATTTGCCATCAAAAATTGGAGACTTCGGTGGGAAGATAAAGAATGTATTCGGCAGTGTAACTGACGGCATTAGTAATATTGCTTCTAAAGTTACGAGTGGCATTAGTGATTTTGCAGGAAAAGCTGCAGATAAAGTTGGTGGATTTTTCGGTAAGGTTGGTGGATTTTTTAGTGACACATTTAATCTAAAAGGATCAAGCACAGTCAACAACTCCAATTCGAATTCGTCAACAAGCAACACAAACAATATCACAATCAATACGACATCTCCGACATTCGATATAGACTCCATCAATAGAGCTTTAGGAGGTAATGTGATTTGATTAGGCAATTTTATATAGAAAACAAATATGGTGACACTTACTACTTTAACTATAAAAATCAAACACACATCTCTCAAGTAAGTGGATTAGGGGTTGCTCTCGATTCCAAGTATTTAGAATATCATAACCTTTTTTCAAGGTCAGAATATAAGATTCCACTTTCAGAAATAACGACAACACTTGTATTCTTAAAAGGTTATATAGGATATAAAGCCTTTGTTGATTTCATTAGTAAAAGTGGTGACGACCTAAAGTTATATTATCAAACAGATGCATTTAAGGCATATTGTTTTGTTGATGTAGCAAGCCTAACGAAAGCAGAACTCATTTCGGGCACATTACAAAGTACTATTGTTTTCAAAAAGTTATCACTATGGCTAAGAGAAAAGACTTATGAAATCATAGCAAATGGAACTGCAACCGGCAAAGTATATCCTTATATTTATCCATATCACTATTCAAGTTCATATGAGGGAAAAACATTTATCATTAATGATGGATTGGATGATGCACCTGTCGTCATAGAAATGCTTGGAGATGTAATTGATCCTGAAGTTATAGTCAAGAAGAGCGGAGAGATTGTGGCAACTCTAAGGTTATACATAACTGCTGATAATGCTTCTATTGTAGTAAACGCTATTCCAAGTAAACAGTTAATGACAAAAGAAGAATCAGGTATTGTTACAGACATATATGGATTACAAGATTTTGAAACGGATAATTTTATCTTTCTGGGTCATGGTAATTACGAGTTTGAGTTTAAACCAGGCGTTGCAACTGAAACGATATGTAAAGTAACTGTGCTTGAAGGATATTTAGGGATTTAATATGAAACTATTGTTCTTAGATCGAAGTACTTTGCAGTATAAAGATAATGCATATGTCAGTAAGCAATATGAGATCATTTTAGACATGGTTTTAATTAAGCGATCAACGTTTCAAGTGAACAAGACAGAGATTAACTGTGAAATCGGGGATATTGTCATCCTGAAACATGACACATTCTCATATATAGGTATTCTTGAAAGTATTGAACGATTAGATGATTATACAACGAGTATTAAATCTCTCGATTTTAGGGAGATTTTTAATTTGGATATCATTGCGACCAGTTTTAATGGTGATTTAGCGGATTATTTATATCAAATCATTTCGAGCTATTTCAAGAATAATTCAGACACAAGACAAAATTTGTCATATTTAAATATCAGTAAAGAAACAAGTGCATCCGGAAGTTTGAATTTTGAAACAGACAACATCATTAATATGTCAAAGATATTTGAACTCGTATCTAAGGGATATGGTATTAGTTTTAAAACAGAAGTCATCTACATTAGAGGAAGAATTACGGGTATTAAATTTAGAATTGTTGGTGTCAATCAAGGGACGACCATCAAAAGTGATTTTTCATCAATCATGCAGATAGAAACCAATGATTCAACAAGTCAACTCGTTAATAAGGTCATTTTCTATCCGAGAAGTGAAAACCAAACCTATCTAAATGTTAGAACGTTTTATCTACTAACAACTGGAGATATCACAGAAGATAGCTCGTCTGATCTAAGATATACAAGTGTGATGTCAAAGAGCTATTTTTATACAGATAACGAATACTTATCTCTTGAAACAAAAGCAAGAAGTGAAATGGTCACGTCAAAACTAGATCACAACATTACTTTTATGATTGATATGAACAATAACATTTTTGTACCGTTCAAAAACATTAATTTAGGTGATTATGTATCGTTTATTCATAAAGGTAAAACCTATGATTCAGTTATAACTGGAATTGAATTTAGAGATTCAATGAAATATGCAACGATAACGTTAGGAGAATACAGAGTGAAACTCACAGAAAAAATACAACTGCTCAGTAAAAATACTGGCAGTACTTCAACAAGTAATATCACAATTACAAATTCAAATAT